CAAGCTGTCCACCGACGGCTCCTACACCCTCGTCGCAGCCGACGAGGAGATCATGCGCAACGCCGGCATCCTGCTGAGCGACGCGCTGGACTACTAAGAGAAGGAGGACAAGATCATGCCTTTTAACTTCTACGACACCCACACGCTGCTCATGGCCGTCCAGCAGCTCATCCCTGCGACGACCTTCCTGCGTGACAGATACTTCCCGACCAACGACGCGACCGACATCTTCGCCACCGAGGATGTGCTGGTGGAGTACCGCGACGGCACCCGCAAGCTCGCACCCTTCGTGGCCCCCCGCAAGGGAGGCGTCACCATCCTGCGCAAGGGCTACACCATGGAGCGTTATACCCCGCCCTTCGTGGCTCCCCGTCGCACCCTGACCCTCGACGAGCTGCGCAAGCGCGGCTTTGGTGAGGCCCTGTACTCTCAGCTCACCCCTGAGCAGCGCCAGCAGGTGCTCATCATGCGTGACGCTGACGAGCTGGGCGACCTCATTACCAACCGTGAGGAGGCCATGGCCGCCGAGACCATGCTGACCAACGGCTGCATCATGAAGCACATCGCCGACGACGCCGACAAGAGCGACGAGATGGAGATCCGCTTCTACTCCGAGGGCACCAACCCCGCCACCTACACCCCGACGATCAAGTGGGACGCAGAAGGCGCCAAGATCCGCGCCGACCTCGGCGCAATGGCTCGTATGCTGACCCGCCGCGGCCTGCGCGCCGCTGACCTCGTATGCTCCCCCGACGTGGCCGACGTCATCGTCGAGGATCCCGACATCAAGGAAATGCTCGACAACCGCCGCTATGAGCTGGGCTCCGTCGCCCCCGAGGAGCTGGCACCCGGCGCGTCCATTATGGCCCGCCTGAACATCAACGGCCGCATCATCAGCGTGATCTCCTACGACGAGACCTACACCGACGACGACGGCAACGATCAGCTCTACATCCCGAGCGGCAAGTGCATCCTCACCGCCCCCGCTGCTGGCCGTACCTGCTACGGCGCCGTCTCTCAGGTGGAGCAGGCCGACGGCGAGTTCCACACCTACGCCGGCCGCCGCGTGCCGAAGTATGTGTCCAGCGCCGAGGGTAACACCCGCACGCTGACCATCTCCAGCCGCCCGCTGCTGATCCCTAACAACAAAAACCCGTGGATCGTTGCCGACGTACTGGGGGAATAACGCCCCCTGTTGACACCGCTGCGGTCGGCAGGGGGACGGTCGGCGCAGCCATTGTAGGAAAGGAGTGACAAACATGGCTTACACACCTACCGAGTGGAAAGACGGCGACATCATCACCGCCGAAAGACCGAACAAGCTCGAGGCCGGCGTGCAAAACGAGCAGGTCGGGCCGCAAGGCCCCAAGGGAGACACCGGGGCAACCGGCCCCCAAGGCCCCAAGGGAGACACCGGAGAAACCGGCCCGCAGGGCCCCAAGGGGGACACCGGCGAAACTGGCCCGCAGGGCCCCGTCGGAGCGGATGGTGCCAAAGGCGATACCGGGGCAACCGGGCCCGCTGGAGCAGACGGGAAGTCTGTTAAGAGCATCACCCTCACCGCAGACAGCACCGGGAAAGTGACCGGCGGCACGGCCACGCTGACGGACGACTCCACTGTGCCGATCACCGTGACAACCGCCACCGCCTAAGACCAAGGAAAGGAGCACGAATATGATCCAGATCATCGCGGGCACCTTCGGCTATTACAACGGCCGCAAGGTCGTCCCCATCACTAACGCGGACGGGCCTCAGAAGTTCGACCCCGAGCTCGAGGCCCGTCTGGTCAAGAAAGGCGTCGCCAAGTATGTCGACGAGAAGCCCGTGGCCCCTGCCCCGGCCGCAGAGTCGGTGCGGGAGCCCGGGGCGACATCTGAGACCGACGGCACGCCTGCCGCTCCCGAGTACGACGAGGACATGAAGCTCGACGAGCTGAAGGAAGTGGCGACCGCCTACGGCGTGGACGCCTCTGCCATGCGCAAGAAGGCTGACATCATCGACGCCATCGAGAAGGCGAAGGCGGCAGCCGACGACGGCCAGAATGGCGACGACCAAAACGGCGACGACGAGAAGCCCCCCGAGATCGGCGCCGCAGATCCCGTCTAATGGCTTTCGATTTCAAGAAAATGGTCGCTGACGACCGCCGCCTCGTGTTTCTCAACCTCGCCGAGTTCGGTGAGGAGCACAAGGTCGACGGCAAGACCATCACCGTCGTGCTGGATGACAACGCCCTGAAAGAACGCCAAGGGGGGCAAGAGCTGGGCGTGGCAGAGTCGTCCCTCATGCTGTATGCAGCAGTCGAGGATCTGCCGCCCCGGCGCCCGGCGGGCGAAGGGCTCAACATCGACGGCCGCGAGTATATCGTCAACGACTGGAGCGAGGACATGGGCGTCGCCACCATCGCACTCGGCCAGACCGTGACCATGTAAAGGAGGTGCAGCCGTGTCCATAGTCAACAGCATCGAGACCGTCCGGGAGTGGCTGGACTCCACCGTCTGCCCGATGGTGCAGCTCAAGCTCCCCGACGACAGCGCGACCGACGCCTCCTACCCCTACAAGCTGGTCAACCCGACCGCGTTCTCGCTTTTCGTCCCGTCGAAGGACAGATTGCCCCCAAAGGTGCCGGCTCCCATCCCCTCGGTCTGCGTGCAGATCGTGGAGGGCACCGACAGCCTGACCATGAGCTCGAGGAGCATCAAGATCCGGCTCTGCTTCTCTGCGTGGGATCCCGGCTACCACGGGCGCGACATCTTCAAACCGAAAAACGACGGCAGCGGCGCATACGTCCAGTGGCAAAACGAGGAGGCCGCGGCCTTCTTCGAGAAAAACGGCGAGGGCTGGCGCGACGCATGGAATTTTGTGGACACGGCCCTCCGCATGATCGAGAACGCCGAGTACATCGGCTCGCTGCGCGTCATGAAGGAGGACGGCATCACCTTCGGCCCTGTCTCTGAGCAGGACGCCGTCCCGGACTTCTACCCCTACTGGTTCGCGTGGGTGGAGTTTTCTGCCGAGGAGCCCCTGATACGCACGCCGAAGGACTACCAACACCTGCTTTAAGGGCAGCCGGCCGGCTGCTCTAATTTTATGCAAAGGAGGAAAAGCAGATGGCAAATGAATACCTCTACGGCGCATACGGCCACATGGGTGAAACTGTGGCACAGAGCGCCGTACAGGCGGGCACCACGCCGGTCTATATCGGCACGGCACCCGTCAACCTCGTGCGCGGCTTCGCAGACGCCGGCGTCATCAACGAGCCGATCAAGCTCAGCAACATGATCGACGCGCAGCGCAAGCTCGGCTATGCGGCCGACTGGGGCACCTTTACGCTCTGCGAGGTCATGAACGCGCACTTCAACAACACCCTCGGGAACATCGGCCCCATCTACGTCATCAACGT